CCATTTACTGGACAATTAGAATCAGATACATTAGTCCACAATAAAATGTATAAATCACGAGTATCATCGTTATACCGTGCTTCTGGCCACGATCCTGGAGTAGCTCCAGTTTTACCAATTGCACCATCATTCATCAAAATCCAGTCTGGCATTTCAGCAGCAGACCTATAAGTATCAACTGTATCCCCCGTTTCAGCTCCGCCAGAAGATGATTTTACTTGGACCACCCATTTATCATTGCTATAAATTATTATATAAGGGAAATTAGCTTGCAATTCACCGTTTTGTAAAATACGGTTATCCATGTCAATCATTTGTACAGCACCGTGCCCTAAATCTAAAGTGCTGTCACCTGTATTCGGAACATCAAATTGCACAACCACGGTTAATTTTTCTTCATATGCGGCGATTGGGGGTTGACCAGCGCCAACATAATTATTAGATGTGCTTTCAGCAGCAGCAGCAGTGTATAAAATATTAACAGGTTTATAAAACGGCGCTCCAGGATATTCAACAATATTTACTGCAGTAATTTCGGTCTGACCTTCAGTAACAGTAACTACCCAAGCACCCACATTATCCACGTCTGGTGATGGCGTTACTTGTGTTCCTGTCGCAGCTGGAGTACCGTCCTTTAAAGTTACTACGCATTTAGCGCTTCGCTGTGACGATACATCATCATAAAACGGTTGTGACGGATCATCAGAATTATAAAAAGCTCTTTCCTCAATTAAATCGTCTGCTTCTGAAAATTCAATTTGAACCAAATGATTAACTGAAAAGCCAGGCGTTGCTGGAGCGGTACATGATAGCGTTGTTTCGTCTAAAACAATACCTTGCTTAACTATTTGTTGATCGGTAACTGCAGGTAATGCTGAATAAGCAGTATCGTCAACATTCTCCCATTTGAATATTTGACCTGCTTCAACAAGCACATCTAAGCTAGCCGGCGTAGTTGGTTTACAAAACAGCCCTTGTATGACCGTTTGTTTGCCAACTAACATCTCAGCCAATTTTCCCAAACCAACCATGAAATTTCGATTGGTTCTTAAATCGTCCTCTGCAAACGGGGTTTCAATCGGATACTCTGTTACTCTATCAACCATTTAAACACCTCTTAAGTTTGAAATATTTCTTTATCATCAATTCTAACCCATATTCGCGTTGAATTCATTCTAGTTGTTGCTACCGCATGATAAATATCAGCGTCAGTCACGTAACTTTCAATCAAACTAATGGATCCATATACATTTTTTGTTGGATTATTCTCTGCTGGTAATTGTACCACATTATAACCACTGGTCGGCACATTTAATGCTGCAAAGTTGGCCAATCCGTTTAAAATAGGACGAAAAACAATAACAAACGCTTGATACTGTAATCCACTACCTGAATAACGCCCAGCAATATTATAACCCATAGTACTAGCTACATTATAAGCTCCTGTATCTTGCGGCCGATATGGTTCAATAATAATCGGCTCAAAACCAGTTAAATCAAATAAAACTTTACGCATCCCTTCTCGTGTTGCTCTTTCACGAAAAAGATTGAGCAAAATTCTAATTCTGAAATTACCATCTGACTCACCCGCTTTCCTAGGTAATTCTCCACCGAAAAAGTCTTGTGATATAGAGTCAAGATATACATCGGTGGCTGTCTTTATTCTTGTTTGATTTTTAACGTACAAATATTGTACGTACAGCCACGCCCATATTTCGGCATAACCTTCTATTATTGAGTCTACTACGGGAGGCTCGTCACCAAACCAGTCAACAAGATAAACGTTAAAACGCATAATAATATCATTAAAATCACCTAGCGCCATTATATACTTACCACCGTAATTACTAACGTTCCTAATTGAATTGAGCTTTTTTCATCTGATATTAGATCAGCTGTACCACCATTCAATAACACATTAGTTACATCCTGCACTGCGACGTGAGCGTCATAAATAACCTGTATTAAACGTGTGTAATATAATGTTGTATTTATGCCTAAGGAACTTATATAAGTCGTTAATGCATCGTCAATAGCCTCTTTGACATCATCAGGATCATATTTCACAGTATCTATCTTTGCAGTACCACTTACGTTTGCGGTTGTCGCATTGGCTGCTTTAATCTCAAAATACGTCGTTAATCCTCTAACTCTATCCACAACTTGTGCCACACTTGATAATAATTCTGGGGGAGGACTACCAGATCCATCGTCAATCACAGCATAAAAATAACCCAGTTTGTCAAGACCTGTTGTGTAATCTTTATTCTCCACAACACCGTATTGGATACCCTCTTGCACACTTTCAATAGCTTCTTCAATAGCTAGTTTAGTCGCTTTACTCAATGAATTTATATAATCAACAAAATGCTGTCTAGCCTCTTCATCTGATTCAGCATCAAACCCGTTAACAAAGGGCAACGCATTGGATACAAAATCAACAAACTGGATAGGTTGCGATATCACAGTAATTGTCTTTTCTGCTGCATTGCCCGATGACCCAGCGAGTACTGCCTCTATCTTCACTTCACCGCTAGCTGTTCCAGCAGGTATTATATATGTCTGTGAGTCGGGATCGTATAAAGGGTTGCTCGTATCTTCTATTACAGTATATTTAAACGTAGTAACTACATCCTGAACCTCATCACCTAACTCAATAACTGCATCATCATCTGTGATGTTTCTTGAAAATGTAACATCCCCACTAGCTTTTGACGCTGGTGACCGTACTAACCCAAAATCACCTATAAACGTATCAACATCCTCCCCTTCGCTAGTCGCCAACCGCGTTACAGCTAAAAGTTTGACTATTAAGCCCTGCTGCCATAGCGCTAATCCAGCGTTAGACTCAATCACAGCACGCAAAGTAGATCCGACAGACATATTTAACAGTTTGCCCATTTTACGTGTAGCCGCACTTTGTACAGCAGTTGCCTGATCCGTTATTAACTCTTCATATGTTTTCGTTTCTAACTCAGTCATTATGTAATCCTTAACGCAACCGTATCGTGTTTATCTTCGGATAGATTATAATACTTTATATAACAAATCAGCCCATTACTTGTTGTTTCAATTTTTATTTCCGGAGGAGGGTCTTTGGCAACGTCGTCATCTTCTAACACTGCTGCAGTAACCTCGTTAACTATTTCGCGGTAAACCTCTAAACTAAGCATTTCTCCAATTTTCCATGGGATACTGCCACCCCATTTAGCGTTCCAAATATAAGTTCCTTTATTAGTAAACAAACGTCTCATGATGCGCTGGTTGGTTTCATTAGTATCAAAGACAAATGATAAATCATTAGACTTGTCTAACAGAATGTCACTACCAATTATATGATGGATGTCCATCAATTACCCTCCAGCACACTAGTCAAATCAGCATCAGTCATACGATGTATCACGTCAGGTGGCGCACCGTTTGATGGATGTGTATGACCATTATACAGGTCTTTTAACGTTTCCTTAACCAATCTCTTAAAATCCTCAGCTGAATTTCCTACAAAAACGTTTTCCGTACTATTTATAGTCACAGATTGACCATCGACTGCTTCTATTACAATTTGACCCGCATCAGTTACTTTTATTATAGTACCGTTACGAGTTTTAAATAAAAAGCTACCTGGGTGAGTTACATCATCATCTTGTGGAGGTGGGTCTTGATCGCTAAATATCTTACCGATAACTATCCCACCATTAATGTTCCCTCCAGGAAAAACCACTAACGCTTGAGTTCCGATTTTTGGTGGGATTATTTCTCCCCATGAAGCTAATGGAAGCCAACCAGTAACAGTTTCTTCAGGAACTAACTGCACTTTAACCCTGTAATTTTTGTAGTCATAATTGGTGATAATACATGGTTGTATATACGATTTTCGTACATTCTCTAAATTAGCCTGTTGTTTAATTTGATTAATTAATTCATCCATTAACTTACCTGCGTATTTACATCATGATTTTTGGCAGAACATTCCATAATAAACGGTTCTCCAAAGCTCATAGATCGTGAAATTTTATACGGATAATATAACTGATCAAATCCAAAGAGCTTACCCGTTAATTTAATTATACTTCTTGGAGTCAGAAATGTATCGCCTACTAAACGTAAATCTAGCTTTTTTTGAAAAGCTGAAAGTTGATCTAACGCGTGCTGCGCTACTTGTGAAATCTCATCAGGAGTAGCATTATTAACATGTATATAATAAGTCTGCGTTTTCGAGCGAGTCTGCTTTCGTTGAGACGTTCTTTTTCTTCTAAATGATTTAGTAAAGAGTTGTCCTGTGAGACTGTTATATCCTTTAACAATTACCACAATATCATTAGCAATTGTCATAGTACGATGTAGTTTAATTTTTAACGCATTTGACGATTCAAACCCTTGTTGATTAAAATAACTCCAGTCAAGTCTATAATAATCCTTTGTTGTTGATTTAGGTTTAAAATGTAATGTATCACTGGTCACATACACATCGTAATTTTCATTTTGAGCTAACTTACATAACACATCCCATTCCGTAGTTGTACCAGTAATTAATACAGTATGAAACTTATCGTATTGACCAACAACTTGCGTTGTGGGCGTTATATCTTTTTTTAACTTATGTTCATCAGCATATAACTCAGCAACATCTGAAGCGGTTATCATACTTATAACCTTTGAAGTTAATGCTTTTTCATCCATCAAAAGAGATGTTAAATCACGCCCTATAAAAGTCACAATACCAATAACCGGATCTAAGTCATAATCGTCTACCATTCCTAATAAAACCCGTACAAAACTACCAGATCCATCATCAATAGCAATCTCAACCTCTAAAGACTCAGTATCTAAAATAATCTCTAGATCCTCAACGGTTTGCCCATAAGCTGGGATTTCTAACTCAAATGTATCCGCAGCATGTGTGTTTGTGCTATCTATATGAAACGATATCCAATCCAAAGTAACACCGTTCATTTTAATCGTTGCATTGGCCTTACTAACGTCAGGTATTTTTGCTACATATTCACGGCTCAAACTCACCTCCCCGATCATTACCATCCCATTCAGGTATGATTAAGGTGACCGTACCATAAAGTTGAGGATCTTTTAATCCATTCGCATCAGCAATAATAGTCCATTGCGAAGCGTCACCATAAAACTCAGCAGCTATCCTATAAAGACTATCATTGTTAACCGTAATCGTAGGAGCATCAGCTGTTCCTTTTGTCTGTTCCGTAGTAACAACCATTGTTTCCAAAATAGCCTGCATACGATATAAATTAGCTCTTTCTAAAATTTCAGCACTAGCAACATTTGGATCAATCATACTGTAACACCTCCCAATGCATTATTAACAGCTTTTAGCGCATCCACAATATGCCCTTCTAATGCATCCCTAACAGTTTTCGTTATCGCGTCATTAGGTAACA